AGAAACCATTTTGGGGCAAAATACAAGCCGGGAGCGGCCCAGGGGCAGGCAACTCGGATAGAATGAAAAAGGCCCGGGAATGCTCCCGGGCCTTTTGGGCCAGCCGCCACAAGCTCGGAAACGGTCATTTCCTGCTCCTGGCCGTAGAACTTCACCTTGTACTTCGGCTCCGCCCCCGGCTGCTCCTGCCGGCCCGGCTGTGCGTCCGCGCAGGTTCCTTCGGCTGGGTCGGCCTCCGGCTCCTGCGCTTGTGCTGCGCCCTCCTGTCCTTCCGTTTCCTGCGGCTCCGCGGTCACTTCGCCGCCGTCCATGTCAAACAGGCCGTCAAAATCTGCGCTTTCCGCGCTGGCGTCTGTCCCGGTCAGGACGTCCGCCGCCATGTTTTCATCCATTGCTTTTCCTCCCCGGGCTTGGTCGGCCCGTGTTATGCAAACGGCCCTTGTCGGGCTTAAATCGCCCTCCATTTCGCCTGCGGCGAAACCGGGCTGCCGGTTATTGCCCCCGCCGGGGCAACATTTTCTCACCCCCCAACCTCGCTTTGCTCTCTTGTGGCCCCGGCTCGAAAACCCCGGCCCCCGTCGGCCGTTTATGCCTTTTCTTCTGGTTCGCTCTGCGGCTGTGCCAGTGTTTCCACGGCGCAGTCCTGCCCGAACAGCCTGCACCGTCGGTTCGGGCACAGGTAAGTAACCTCCACACCGCCCGGCGCGTCCTCCTTCACATGGCAGACACGCCCATCCGCGCCGCATTCGGGACATTTCATCCTAACGTCACCCCGCTTCCCGCTGTTGGCGCTCCCGCCGCCTGCACAGCGGCCATCTGCGCGGCCTCCATCTCCTGTTGGCGCTTTTTCAGCGCGTCAATCAGCTCCTGCCGCCCCGGGATATAGCCGCGCGGCATATTTTCCAGGTACGTCACCGCGTCGGAAAGCACTCCTTTGGCAAACAGGTTGTCCAGCGTCTGCACCTGCATAAGCTCGCTCCAGTACGTGGCCGCGCCAACCTCCACATTCAGCCGCAGGTTCATGCCCTTCAACTGCAAAAAATTGAACGGCACCGTTTCATAAGCATCTTCCCTTGCCGGGCTTAAATCGCCCTCCATTTTGCTGCGCAAAACCGGAATGCCGCTTGCAGTCCCCGGCGCCGCCTGCTGAAGCATTGCCCCGGCCATACCGGGCGCGCCGCCCGCTGCCTGCGGCAGCATCCCGGCGCCCATGCTGTCCGGCAGCGCAGGCACGGCGTCCGCCTCCGCCTCTGGCGCCTTCATCCGTACCATCCGCACGCCGTAGTTCTGCGCCATCATGTCCATCCAGATGCGCACGCTGTCCTCCACAAAACAGTAAAAGTCCTGTCGCTGCAGCTCCAGCGGCATGCTTGTCGCTTTCTGCACGGCGATAATGGCGGACGTGTTGTCCGGCGTCACATTGCCCAGCGCCGCGTCGGATGCGCCCATGGTGTCCCGCGTGTATTCGATCACCTTGTCGATCATCACCAGCACCTGCGCCGACATGTCCGGCGCACGAAACCCCGTTGCCACCGCCACGTTCGGATCTCCGTTCACGCCAATGGCCTCGCCCACCCGGTTGTTCCATTTCCGGCCTGCCATCAGGTTGCGGTTGTATATCACCTTCGGGAACGCAAGCTGCTTCACATGCTGCATGGCCATGGCAAACAGCTTGTTCACAAAGATCTGGTTTGGTATCATCCCGGTAATAGCCGCCTGCCCGTGGTATTGGTTTTTCACCTTTTCCCAGGGCATAAAGGCGATGGGATACCGCGAATAGCCCGTATCGGTCGGTCCGCGCACCACGGCGCCGGCCGTCATTTCACAGAACCACACGGTTTTCCGGCCATTCCTGCCTTTTTCCTTCCAGTACCGCCGCACCACCGTGACCTTGCCCTCCTCCGGTGCGTCCCCGTGCTTATAGGTGTCCTCGTCGGGCTGTATTGCATCCGCGTCGCCGCCGTTCTCCCGCGCGGTCCTCCGCACCTCCTCCACCAGCCGCCGGAAATTCAGCAGGATATACGGCTGGCGCTGCACGTCTCCGCTTTGCGGGTTGCCGAAATGCACGTTCGTGTTCTCGATGATTTCCGCCTCAATGTGTCCGGGCGTGGGTGTTAAGCGAAAGGCTTCCGCTGTGCCCGCCGCGCCCTGCATGTCGTCCTCCGGGTCGAAATAAAAGTGCATGCAGCCGTCCCCGTCCACGGCAGAATTGCGTATCACCTCGCGCGCCTTGCGTTTGAACCCGCACCCCTCCATGATCTGGTCGAACTGTACGCCCAGCATATCCAGCACGGGCTTCATGGCGCTGCTTTCATCGAAATCCGTAACAGATATGCCGATATCGTCGCTCATCACCGACGAAATAAAGAACTTCACCACCCGGCACAGCATGTTCATCACGGGATGGTCCAGATTCGGCGCGTTCACGCCGCGCCACTGGTTTCCGATATAGAAATCCTCGTTCTGCTCCACGGTCTCGTAAAGCTCAATCGCGTTGTTGAAGTTCTGCGCCCTTGTAAACTCCTGCCAAACACGCTGCGGCGTCATTTCCTCCCGCATCATTCGTCACCTCGTGCCGTCTGGTCGCTGCCGTCGTAGGCCAGCATGTTTTCAAACTGACGCTGCATGCTGCGCTCGTATTCCTCCTGCCTGCGCAGATCCTCCGCGCGTGCCGTTTCCGCATCTTCCAGCTTTCGCACCCTCTCACACAGCGCGTCGAAGTCTTTTTTGCTTATAAACACGTCAACCACTCCAATCCAAAAAATCAGCGTCTCCGCCGTCCCCGCCCCATTCCTCCGCGTATGCGCCGTTTCCGCTTTCCTCCGGCAAACAGCTTTGCTGCCCGCGTATCGCGTGTGCAATGGCAAGCCCCATCACAAGGTCGTCATGCTCGCCCTGCATCGCCTCCGGCCTGCCGCGTTCGTTTTTTACGAAAACCAGCATTTCCCGGATGGTGTCCGCGTCCCGCAGCTCCTCGGGATGCTCCCGGGCGTACCGCACAAGCTCCGCAATCGCAAGCGGGCGGCTTTTCGGGTCAGTGCGGAAGCCGTACCGCCGTTCCAGCCGCTGCGTGTAGCTGTCCGTCACTTCTCTGGCGTACTGCCGCGGGTATCCCAGCCGCGTGCATTCCTTGATGGGGAACGTGGAAAAATTCGCCTCGATGCCCAGCAGTGCCGTGTTATAAAAATATCCCAGGCACATCATCTGCCGCGCATATTCGTCCTCGTCAAACGGCTGCTTCAGCACCGCCACCTGCCCGCCCGTGGTGTTGTCCAGAACCTGCCCGGTGAAATTGTCGCTCCCGTCCCCGGCCGTGTCGCCGCCCAGCACATAGGGCTTGCCCGGCTCCGGCTCCCGGTAGATCAGCACAGGCCCCGCCTTGTCGTCCACAGCGCCCACCAGCGTCAAAAGCCCTCCGCGCTCGGCGTATTCAAACCGCACCCGGCGCAGCGGAGGCTCCAGCGCCTGCAGCCGCGCCATCAACGCCGCTTTGTCGAATATGCAGGAGCCTGTACTCAAAAACGCTTCCTCCGGGCATGCGGGATATTCCTGCCGGAAAAGCTCAACGTCTCCGCCGCAGTTGTTTTCAATGGCCCAGCGTCTCCACGCAAGCTGCTCCTGGTCCAACCCGTACAACGCGGCCAGCCTTTCTTCCTCCGGCGTAAGCATAAAGCCGTCCCCGCACGGCCTTCTGTATTCCGGCAGCTCCCACCACGCGCAGAACACGGGTACAAAATCATTCCGTTCCGCCACAGACGCGTCCCAAAGGTCCTTGAAAAAATCAAATCCGTTTGCTGTGCTTTCCACAATCACCATGGTTTCCGGTTTGTCTGGCACGGCCTGCATCAGTCCGGTGAAGGTCCCCAGCTTATCCCCGGGCCAGAACGCAACCTCGGAAAGGTGCAGGTTCTGGAAGGTTTCCGAGCGCCCCACGCCCTTGCCGCCCGCCGTCATTACACGGATAGAGCTGTTCAGCCCATGCCCTTCCGCATCGTTGAAAACAAGCTCCCGCGCGTTCAGCGCCCGCCGCTGCGGCTGCATCGGCTCCGGCAGGCGCTCATAAAACAGCTTTGTCATGCGGTACAGGTTGTTTGTTGCGTCCTCGTCGTGCGCCACAATACCGCTGCGCACGTTTTTCCGCGTCGCCGTCCGCTTGAATATCATTGCCTCGGTCAGCGTGGAAAAGCCCATCTGCCGCGCCTTCAGAACAATGGCGCGCAGAGGTTTCCCCGCACGGGCCTGCGCCGCCAGCGCGGCATACAGCTTTTGCTGCGGTGCGTTCAGCCGCAGCGGCACCACCTCGGCGCTTTTGGTGCGTATCTGCAAAAACTGTTCGATGTACTTTTTTGTGTTGATCGCCATTTACCATTCGTCTCCCGCCAGCTGGTCCAGATAATCTTCATACCGTTTCCCGCCTGCCTGCGCCGCGCCCTGCTCGCCCGCGCCCTTTGCGGATACGCTGGTAAGCGTCCGCGTCATATTCGCCAGCGCAAAATCCCCGGGGATGATGCGGCCGCGCTGCTGCCGCTCGTCCCGCAGCCGTTCCTCCAGCTCCCTGCCCAGCTTCGTGCGCTGGCGCTGTTCGTCCACCGCCGTGTCGCCCCACAGCACAAGGCCCTCGCTCTTTTCGCTGCCCAGCAGAATGCGGTCTATCTCGTCGCAGCGCTGCATGTTCCGCTGCCCTGCTTCCAGCCTGTGGACGATCAGCGCCGTGCCAAGCCTTGCGCCCTGTGCCGCCTTCAACGCGATCTGCTTCACCTGCTCGTCCCGTGCCTGCGCCCACAGGCTCTTTTCGCCCTCCGGCCCCAGCTTTTCCGCTTTGGCCTTCCAGGTGCGCAGCGTGCTTTCCGGCACCCCGTGCTTCTTTGCCACGTCCGAAAGGTTGTCCACCACAAGCAGGTCGCACATGCAGGCCGTGCGCACGGCTTCGCTGTACTTTTTGCCGCGCTGCTTCCCCGGCACGCTGTTTTTGCGGTATTTCACGCTGTCACCTCCGCCCCTTTTCCTCCTTCTGCATACCATTTTTCCATTTTTGTGCAGGCTTGACCATACCAGACATTTTCAAAACAAAAAATGGCCGAAAGCCCTTGAAAATCAACGGTTTTCAGCCATTTCGCCCTGCATTTGAATGCAAATTTTATCTATAAAAGCCCTTTCTGCGCAGCATGGAATGCAACGGTGTCCAGGACGTCCTTTTTCCACGCATAATAGGTATTCCGGCTCGCGTTTATAAAATCCATAACGCTTTCCTCCGTCAGCCCGTCAAAATACCGCAGCACCAAAAGGCGGGCCTTCATCGGCTCGCCTCCGGTTTCATATTCTTCCAGCGTCTCGCGCACCGCGTCGCACCACGCCCGCGCCTCGCGGTCCTGCCGCCGCTGGAGCCTCCGGTACTGCCGCAGATGGTTTTCCACGGTCAAGAGCACAGCCCGCTTCACAGCGTCCCTCACTGTGAAGCCTTGACGATCTCGATCAGGCTGTCAAATCCCTGCACGCCGCGAAAGCGTTCACTGTCCGCGGCCGCGTCCTCCGCTTCCTCCAGCTCCCGTTTTGGAAGCGCAACACGGATGCGCCCGGTCAGCACGCGGTATTCAAAAAGCTTCGCCTGCCGCCGCGTCAGGGGCTTGTCCTTTTCAATGCCCTCAAACCGCTTGAAATCCGCGATTGCCGCGCGGAAATACGGGTGCGTAAGGTCCAGCATCGGGTCTGTGCTGCACGTCGCCCGCTTTGTCTCCGGCCGCCTTCCTCCGTTGCCCCGGTATGCGTCCGGCACATGATACTTGTATGTACGCGCCACGTTCGTTTGCTCCTTTCCTGTAATGCTTAATTTATCTGTAATTCGGGAATGTTTAAAATCAAGATTTGCGAAGTTTCGCAAAAACCGCGCTTTTTCTTCGCGGGACCGTCCTGCGCAGTTTCAGGTATATGCTCCATTCCTTTGTCACATCGTTTTGTATGGGCGTTATGTCGTTGATCTCCCAGCCCTGATACTTCCGCCGCCAAAATTCCGAATCGAACACCGCGCCGCTTGTCACCAGCCGTTCCAGCTGCCTCCGTGTGTATTTCCCGTCGTTCGGCCGTGGCCGCTGCGGCTTTTCAAGGCCCCGGCTCTGCCGCCAGCGGCGTTTCCGGTTTGTGTATTTTGTCAGGTAG